TAGTGATAGCATATCTAGTTTTAAAACTATAAAAAGATTGATGATCTAATAACCATGGATCTAAAAAATAACATTGTGTAAATAAATCTAATGGAGATTTAGTTACAGGAGATCCTGTAAGAATTCTTTTATATTTAATATTACGACCAAGTTCAACAATTGTTTTAGTTCTAATTGCTCCTGGATTTTTACTTGTAGTAGATTCATCTATTGCCATTACAGTTTTATGACAGCTTAAAAATTTTTCTGCAAACTGTTTACCTTTTTTAGTAGACAATGCTTCAACATTCATAATTAAAATATGAAGATCGTAACTAGATTTAAATAATGTGTCTAATTCTTTTTCTTTAGATTTACCTACACTAGATTCCCATAACACCATTGTTTTTTCTATATGTTCTGGCATATGAGTTGGTATTTCAGAGTCAAACCAGTTTTTATAAACACCTTTGGGAGCTATGATTAAAGCGCCATTTATATGGCCTTTATCATAAAGTATTGACATATTATCTATTAATACTTTAGACTTACCGGTTCCCATTTCCATAAAATAAGCAAATACTTTTTTATCCCAAGACATTTCTAATGCTTTTAATTGATGTGCAAATGGCTTTGTCTTAAACTTATAATTCATATATAATAGTTAGTTCTTTCTATTGATTACTATACTACATTAATATACACATTGTCAAGAATGGAAAAAAATAAAGTTTACGTTATTCAAGATGTGCCAGGCACAAGAGAAGGGAGACCAAAAATAAATATTATTGGTGCTTCTCAATATGGTTCACTAAAAGTTCTACTTCCAGAAAATGCACAAATAATATTAAGTGCAGGACCTGTTGTATTTAAGTTACGACAGTTGCTAAAAGATTACACTTCAGAAGATTATTTACTACTTACAGGTGATCCTGCAATAATAGGTGTTGCATGTTCAGTTGTATCTGATATTACTAACGGCAAGTATAAATTATTAAAATGGGATAAACAAGAAAGGAGATATTATCCAATTGAAATTGACTTGTATCAAAAATCTGAATCAAGCACTTGACAAACGTATTTTAAGGGATTATATATTAAAGAAATTTAGAAAGGAATTAAAATGGTAGAAAGCACAATAAACTTTGAACAAGACAGAGTAGAATCAGTTACACAAATTGATGCTGCTAAAACTTTATCAGATAAAGTTTTAAAATTAAAAGATTTAGAAGATGAAATTTCTAACGCAGAAGAAAGTATTAATAAATTAAAAGAACAAGCAAGAATACTTTCTCAAATAGAAATTCCTATTATGATGCAGGAAATGCACATTACAAAATTAAAGCTAAAAGATGGTGAGTCTGTAGAAGTAAAACCTTTTTACAGTGCATCTATTTCTCCTGATGTTCAGGAGAAGGCTTTTGAATGGCTTCGTAACAACGGTCTAGGTGATATTATTAAAAATGATATCACTGTTACCTTTGGTCGTGGCGAAGACAACAAGGCGGCGCAATACGCTGTCCTTGCACGAGGTCAGGGTTTTGAACCAGTCCAGAAGGTTGGTGTTCATGCCCAGACACTCAAGGCTGTGGTCAGAGAGCGTATCGAATCTGGACAGGATATGCCCTCTGATCTATTTAAAACGTTTGCAGGTAACCAGACAAAAATAACTAGGAGATAATAGAAAATGGAAACGAGTAACGAGAAACAAGTAGCTGTAAAGAAAGCCGCGCCATTACCTTCATCAATATTGTTTGAAAGTGATGCGCACGCAGGTTTTGAAAATGTAAAGCATACAAGTGTAGCTTTACCTATTTTAAAACTTTTACAAAATGGATCAGCGGAAGGACAAAAGCGAAATCAAGCTTATATTGAAGGCGCTGAACCAGGAATGCTGTTAAATACTGTAACTAAAAAAGTATATGATGGCTCTAAAGGAATAGATGTTATTCCTTGTCATTATAAACTGGAGTTTCAAGAATGGTCAGATTTTGGAACAGGCTCAGGAAGGCCTGAACAAATCTATCCAGATACTTCGGATATATTGACTAAGACTACAAAAGATCAAATGGGTAAAGATAGATTACCAAATGGTAATTACATCCTTACGGTTGGTCAACATTTTGTGATCATATTAGATAGCAATGGTACTACAGAAACTGCTTTAATATCTATGAGTTCATCTCAAGGTAAAATAAGTAGAAAATGGAATGCCATGATGATGCAAATTACATTGGAGGGTAAAAATGGTTTATATACTCCACCGTCATTTAGTCATGTTTACAAACTTAATACCGTATTGAATTCTGGAAAAGGAAATCAGTGGTATGGATACAACATTACAAAAGTTGGTCCTGTAAATGATCCTGCTATGTATGAAAGAGCAAAACAATTCTATCAAAGCTTAGCAAGTAAATAAAACTGTTAACTGGGGTGATAGAGATATCACCCCAAACATGAGAGTGGAAAATGTTAGAAAGATTCAAAGATATATTTGCGGGTTTAGAAACCGCTTATGGTCAAACAAAAATGACCGGAGAAATTAGAGATGATGGAAAAAATGAAGCAGATTCAATAATAGTACATAAACCTGTAACTGATGTATTATGGCAAAAACATTTAAATGGTGAATTTCCAGCATTGGGGATTGTACCAATTAGACAAGATAGTAAATGTAAATGGGGATGTTTAGATATAGATGTTTATGATTTAAATCATAAAGAACTAGTACAGAAAATAAAAGAAAAAAATTTACCATTAATAGTATTTAAATCTAAATCAGGTGGTGCTCATATATTTTTATTTGTAAAAGAATTTGTTCCAGCATCTTTAATTAGAGAAAAATTAAAAACAATGGCCGCAATACTTGGTCATGCTGGTAAAGAATTATTTCCAAAACAAGATTATATAAAAGCAGAAAAAAATCAAATAGGTAGTTGGTTAAATATTCCTTATCATGCTGGAGATAAATCAGTTAGATGTGCGTTAGATGATAATGCAAATCCATTGACTGTTGAACAGTTTTTTAAATTGCATAATGAAAAAGTTTTATCAGAAAAAGATTTAATACAATGGAAAGCAAGTATAATAAGTGAAGACGATGATTTATTAGAAGCACCTCCATGTTTAGTTACTTTATTGTCTAATAAAGTTAAACAAGGTGGAAGAAATGATACTTTATTTAATGTAGGTGTTTATTTAAGAAAAAGATTTCCAGATCAATGGAAAACTAAATTACATAGTTATAATTCAAAATACATGGAACCACCGATAGATGATAATAATCTTGAAAACACGGTTATTAAATCTTTATTAAATAAAGATTATCGTTATAAATGTAAACAAGAACCTATCAGAAGTTTTTGTGAATCAAAAATTTGTGTAAAAAGAAAGTTTGGTGTTGGAGAAAATATTCCAGGACCTGAAATAGAAAAAATAGAAAAATATCCATCACATCCACCTATATACATTGTGCACATAGATGGAAAACAAGTTGAAGTAGATAAATTAACTTTGCATGAATTTGAAAAATTTTCAGTGGAAGTTATGGATCAATTAGGACAAGTATTACTTCCAATAGGTAAAATAATTTGGAGAAAGATATTAAATAAAATTATGTCTAATGCGGAAACATACAAAACATTAGAAGTTCCTGAAGCAGCCAGACTTGATTATCAATTAAAAGAATTATTAGGAGATTTTTTAAATAGAGCAACTGGAAAAACTATGGAAGATGTTAATAGGGGAATTCCATATACAGAAAATGGTTATAGTTATTTTAAATATAAAAGTTTTAATTCTTTTTTAAAAAGAAGTAAGTCTTGGGATTTACCAAAAGCAAAAACACAAAGAATGTTAGAAGTTATTTTTAAAGCAGTAGAAGCATCTCCAAAAATAAATAAAAAAACAATACGTGTATGGAAAGTTGAATCGATACAAATTGATAAACCAATTGTTATAGAAACTAAAATGAAAGATCCGGCATTCAAATGAAAAGAATAATTATACCTGGACCTCCAGGAACAGGAAAAACATATCATTTAATAAATAATTATTTAAAGAAGGAAATTGAGGAATATAAAACTTCTTCAGATAAAATTGCTTATTTAACCTTTAGTAATGCTGCAACGGATGAAGCAAAGAAAAGAATTTTAAATGCTTTTCCAACAGTAAAAGAATTTCCATACATATGTACGATGCACTCACTTGGAACAAGGCAGTTAAATATAGATACTAATACACAATTATTAAAAGATGAAAAATGGAATGCATTTAAGAATTTTTCACAAATATGCAAAGATTTATCTTTTGATACATATTTTGATCATTACACAGAAACAGTGACTTATAAAAATGATCACATGAAAGTAATTGAATATTCAAGATGTAAAAAAATATCTATTATGGATGCTGCAATAGAATTAGATAAACATCAAACAATAGATATATGGTTAACAGAACAAATTGAAGCCGATTTAAGATCATATAAAAAACAAACAGGAATGATTGAGTATTCCGATATGATTAAACAGTTCATTGAGAAAGATAAATGCCCCCCACTCAGCGTTGTCTTTTTGGATGAAGCACAGGATCTGAATCCTCTGCAATGGGAAATGTTCAATTACATTGAATCAAGATGTGAGAGATCATACATTGCAGGGGATGACGATCAAACGATTTATACGTTTCAAGGTGCTGATCCAAATATATTTATAAATTTAAGTGGTGAAGTGGATGCAAGAATTGAATCAAGAAGATGTCCAAGAGTTATACATAGAAAAGCTTTAGATATTTTACAACATGTAGAAAATAGAATGATTAAAAGTTGGTTACCAAGAGATGCTGAAGGGCAAATTTTTGAAGATCAAACTTTAGATAACATTGATTTTACTAAGGGAGAATGGATGATTATTGCAAGAACCAATCAAATGTTAAATCCAATCAAGGCTCATTTAACAACATTAAATCTAAGATTTCAAAGTAAAACAAATATATTACTTTCTCCTGAATTATTAGAAGCATATCAAGTATGGATAAGATTAAATCAAGGTGCAACTGTTGGCGCTGAAGAAGCTAAATCAATTTATAAAGTTTTAACTGTAGAAAAAGATCTTGTTAAATATAAATTTTCAAGTGGAAAATCTTTGGATACTGTAGATTTTGTTGATTTAGATGATTTGATGTTAAATCATGGGCTTCTAGTAACGGGTAGCTGGGAGCAATTAAATTTTAAAGAAGATACAAAATTATATATTAAATCATTATTAAATAATGGAGATGATTTATTTAAACCTGCAAGAATTAAAGTATCCACAATACATGGTGTAAAGGGTGAGGAATGTGAAAATGTAGTCTTATATACAGGAATAGAAAAGATTATATATGATTCTGCATTAAGAAATCCTGATCCAGAACACAGATTGTTTTTTGTGGGTGTGACAAGAGCAAAAGAAAATCTTTATATCATGCAACCCGATATAGAAGATCATTATAACTATATACCAGGAGATCCAATACTATGAGTAACGACGCTTTTTTTAAACAAGTGGGAGGTTCACATTATAAAAAATATAAAATTCAACCTTCTAGATTTATTAATGAAAATAAGATACTGTTCGCAGAAGGTAATGCAATTAAATATATTTGCAGACATCAAGATAAAGGTAAAAAACAAGATTTATTAAAAGCAATTCATTACATACAAATGATTGTAGAAAGAGATTACGACAAATGAAAGGAAAAAAAATGGCAGTGTTTGATTTAGGATTATTTACAGTCTTATGTGTATATTGTTTTTTAATTATGGTATTAGCATAAATGTTTGAAGCTCAGAAAGAATGGATTTGTCCAGAAAATTATCCTGATTTAAAAGGTTATAAATATATTGCTATAGATTTAGAAACTAAAGATCCCGATCTTAAATCAAGAGGATCCGGTGCAATTATTGGTAATGGAAACATTGTTGGTATTGCTGTAGCTGTTGAAGGATGGTCCGCATACTATCCAATTGCTCATGAAGGTGGTGGTAATTTAGAAAAAGAAAAAGTTTTAAGCTGGATTAAAGAAGTTTGCGCATTATCTAATGTGAAAATATTTCACAATGGAATGTATGACGTGTGCTGGCTTCGAGCGGCGGGGATCAAAATTAATGGACACATTGTAGATACAATGGTTATGGCATCATTAATTGATGAAAATAGATTATCTTATACATTAAATAGTATTTCTTATGAATTTTTAGGTGAAGTAAAAGATGAGAAAGCTTTAATAGAAGCTGCACAATCCTGGGGAATAGATCCTAAATCTGAAATGTATAAACTTCCTGCAATGTATGTAGGTAATTATGCAGAAAAAGATGCAAAACTAACATTAGAGTTATTTAAAGTTTTATCACGTGAAATACAAAAACAAAATTTACAAAATGTATTTGACTTAGAAACACAATTGTTTCCATGTTTAATTGATATGAAATTTAAAGGAGTCCGAGTTGATATAGAAAAAGCAAAACTACTGAAACAACAATTAACAAGCCAAGAGCAAGAAATATTATTAAAAGTAAAACAAGAAACAGGGATAGAGCCCCAGATTTGGGCTGCAAGGTCCATTGCAACAGTTTTTGAAAAACTTCGTTTACCTTATGAAAGAACTGAAAAATCATCTGCGCCATCCTTTACAAAGAATTTTTTATCTGAACACAAACACCCTATAGTTCAAATGATTGCAAAAGCAAGAGAAATAAATAAAGCTCATACAACTTTTATAGATACAATTTTAAAATTTACACATAAAGGAAGAATACATGCTGACATCAATCCAATAAGATCGGATCAAGGTGGAACTGTTACAGGTAGATTCTCATATGCTAATCCTAATCTCCAGCAAATCCCTGCGAGAAACAAGGAGCTAGGACCTATGATAAGATCATTATTCTTACCAGAAGTAGATCATAAATGGGGATGTTTTGACTACTCACAACAAGAACCAAGACTTGTTGTACATTATGCAGCGACAACTGAACCGATTTGTTTTGATGAATCTGTTACAAAAATTGTAGGTGAATTTAAAAATAATTCTGTAGACTTTCATAAAACAGTTGCTGACATGGCAGGTATATCTAGAACTCAAGCTAAAACAATTAATCTTGGATTATTTTATGGAATGGGAAAAGCAAAATTACAAGCTGAACTTGGTTTAAATACAAAAGAAGAAGCTGAAATATTATTTAATCAATATCATAATAACGTTCCATTCGTAAAAGAATTAATGAATAAGACATCTCAATTTGCACAAACATCAGGATCAATTGGAACATTACTTGGTCGTCGTTGTAGATTTAATAAATGGGAACCAGCGACATTTGGTATGCATACTGCAATGTCATTTGAAGAAGCGGAGCGAACTTATGGACGTGGTAGAATTAGAAGAGCAATGACTTACAAAGCTTTAAATAAATTGATTCAAGGGTCAGCAGCTGATATGACTAAGAAAGCAATGTTAGATTTGTATAATGAAGGAATTATTCCACATATACAAATTCATGATGAATTAGATATTTCTGTTATAGATGACAATCAAGCAAAAAAAATTGTTGAAATAATGGAAGGTGCCGTTACTTTGGCAATCCCAAACAAAGTAGATTATGAATCCGGTGAAACTTGGGGAGATATTTATGGTTGATTATGTCTTATTTAAATGCAAACATACCACCCATATACTGTAAAATACGAAGGGAGTATTTATATGACTTACGAGAACATCAAGGCGAAACTGAAGACTGTGTGGTATTCGGTTTGGGGAGTATTAGCGGGCGT